TTAAAGTTTATGCCCTTCGGCGGTTATAGTTGAAGGTATAGTTTAATTAATTATACCTTCTCGTCAACGAGTTTTTTCTTAATGCCTGCGGCACTAGACTCGTATTCTTTTTCGGTCAAATAAGTTATTGTACCACCTACAGATCTGTAGTTTTCCTTGGCTAACTCATTGAGTTTCTTCCAAGTTTCGATACCAACTGCTATTGACTTATATTTATCTGTATCCATTGTTCACTCCAAAGTAAGTGTGGGTAGGGAAACACCAACAACGAAAGGAAAAAAGGAGAACCACCCTACCCATACTTTTGATATTGTTGCTAATAACAACATCCTTCGCAATTAAAGTTCTACCAAATCTATATAAATACGTCAACATAAAATCCTATTTTTTCTCATAAATTTTATATTCTTTTTTTAATTTAGTCATCTTCAAAATTTGGTACATCATATCTTGACTATAATTTAAAACAGATCCCCATTCGTTTTTATCAGATGGATTTAAAAAATCATTTTTAGTCAATGTCAAAGATTTAACACTGGTAAAAGATTCCACTGGAAAAAACAGTATGGCTTTCTGTAAGTTTTCTATATCCAAAGCCACCAGTGCTATGATGTCGCAGTCCTCTCTGGTGTAGTATCTTTTGTCTGATCCTTTAGATATGTTGAAAGAATACCTAGCTAACTCGTCTCTTTGTAGAACTGTCTTAACTTCCACTCGTTGTGCTACCTTTAATCCTGCACCACCAACCACGGCTATGTCAACACCATCTTGTTTTACTGTTGATGCCGCATAACCAAGCATCGATAACTTAAATACTGTTAAATTTTCACCTGCATTACCTACAATCTTTTCGCCTCTTAATTTACTCATAGTATTTCCTCCTAAATATTGAATTATCTTCTTCTATTGCTCTTGGGTCGTCTTCAAAAACCCCTTCGTCTTTGACGGGATTTTTCTTAGCTTCTTTTTGTATTTCTTTAAATAGTTGTCTCAACTCTTGATTCTGTGATTGAAAATCCCCCCGACAATCCCAACACATTTTTCTATGTGTGCGTCTTTCTTTTGTTGGTGGTAGTTCTATTCCACATACTTTGCAGTGATTTAAACCAACTCTTTTACCATTATCGCCCATTAATACCATCCTTTGAATCTATACCCTTGATCGTGCAAACAATTTATACAAGCTACACTAACACCTTTTATTTCGTTTAAATTGTTAACAGGCATTATAAAATCTTTTTGTCTTCCTAACTTTTTGCATTTTTTACAATAAAATTCTATGTTGGGTGGTTTTTTTTCTTTGTCTATTACACCTTTAGCCATTCCAAAACCCTTTCTCCTAATGTTATGTTTGCTAATTTATTTTTATTAACTAAAGTTTTAACTATATGCACATCAACTGTATTGGGACAAACTAAATCTACATACAATACGGGATTGTGTTGCCCGACTCTGTGTGCTCTATCTTCTGATTGTACTCTCGACTCCAAGTTGAAATCATTAGAATAATAAACAACATTCTTAGCTGCATGGAGTGTTATCCCCATACCACCCGTTTGTGGATTACTTACAAAAAACCTCGTGGGATCTTCCGGGTTTTGAAACCTGGCGATTGCCTCATCTCTATCTGCCATACTTGTGTCGCCAAAATATGTAACAGTTGTGGCAACTCCATAAATACTTTTTAATCTTTCAGATATCTCTATTATGTCATGACGAAACCTAGACCATATAATAACCTTGCCTTCCATCTCTTCTATTACTTCAAGAAGCACGGCTATCCTATTGCTTTCAACGGACATCATTTCTCCATCATCTGTTATAAGATACCCACATAACAACTGTTGAAGTCTCAAAAGCCTTGTCATAACTTCGGGTGCAGTTACCATTTCTCCACTTTCAAGCAGTGCCACCGAACTTTTCTTGATGCTTTGATAGTGTCTTTCTTGCTCCATGGTCAGATCAACTTGTCTGCTTGTGTATATCTTTGGTGGTAGATCAAGTGCTTCTTCTTTTGTTACTCGATATGAATACGGCTCTATCTTTTTCTTTAACTCATCTAAATTCTTGTATCCAACCACTTGGTTGAAAGAATGTGATCCCATCTTCATGGACTTAACTACTGCATATCTTCCTTGAAAAGACCAATAGGAATCAAACCCCAAAATTTTTTTAGCTAAAAATAAGAACTGTGAATATAGATCCAAAGGCGATTTTGTTATTGGAGACCCCGTCAGTATCCGTTTGTATTTTGCTCTCTCAGCAAATTTTATCAGTGCCTTGGTTCTCTTTGCCTTGATGTTCTTGATGGTGGTAGATTCATCAACGGCTATTAAATAATTGCTTCTGTGGATAAATGTATCCAAGAACTTGAAAATTTTTTTAGTCGCAAAAGCCTCAACATTGATTAGTAGTATTCGTAACGTCTCTCTCGCTTCATGACCCACGGAGTTTTTTAATTCTGTGGTTTCTTTTTTATTAAGATTAGATTTCCAAGTATATACTTTATGAGATACATCATCTGTTAAATGTGTTGGTATCTCATTGTTCCTCCAATTAGTGTAGACACCTTTCGGTGCTACAATAATCGCAGTATCTATTTTCTTGTGCCAATACAACCAAGCCATGTTATCAATCAAAACTTTTGATTTACCACACCCCATCTCCATGAAGTATGCAAAGTTTTCTTTGTTATAGCTTAGTTGTAAGGCTTTCAACTGATGATCGTAAGGATCAGTTTTTAAAAGAAAGTTAGTTTTATCTATTTCCATATACTTGCAACCTTATCTTTTTACCTGCCGAAGTATTATGATTATACAACCTTTCGATATTCAAAATGAAATCATTACGGCTGCCTTGATTTTTTAGTTTTGATGAATGACTCTCCAACCTTGATAAGAATACTTTCCAAACAAAGGTAGAGTCCTTCAATGCAGATATTATAGCACCAACAAAAGATCTTTTTTTATAGTATGGAAAATATTCTCCGATCTGTTGGATCTTATCTGCCGTATCTTTTGCCCACTCTAAGTCAGTAACTTTAAAGTTTCCGTCCTTAAAATCTGCTAGATCTTCTGAAGAGTGCCACCCTTTACCATTCAACATGGATATGGAATCCGAAATTGAAAACTCATACCTCTCATGAAACCACTTCAATACTTCATAGTCCTTGTTACCAAGTTCAACATGACTATCAAGAAACTCTTGCATAGTCCATGCTCTTGAAGTTGAGTTCATCTTCCTTATATCCTGGATCACTAAACCATCTTTTACCATGTAAGTTATTGGCATACCCAAAGACTTATAGGCTTCAAGTCTGTGTTGACCTTCGCATACTTCCATCTTCTCATTGACTATTATCGGTATCTGAAAATCTTTTTTAGCTATCTGATCCGATAACTTTTTTACATGAGCCTCAACAAGATCACGATTACCCTTTATATATTTGAATTGACCATAGTCCATGGTCGAATAGATTCTATTCTTGTCCAACTTTTTCCCTCCTATTTTTTAAAGTATCTCTAACCATCAAAGCAACTGTACTAGCAATAGTTCTGTTATCTTCCTTGGCTATTCTCTTTATCTGCTCGTATACCGAAACACGGATATTTAAAGATTTGTAGCTTACGTCTTCATTATCTAAATCATAAACTGATTCGGCATCTTCGCTTACTTGATCTCTGGGTATGATGCCATCAATATAATCTCCGACTTCATTGTCGATATTGTCTTCCCAAAGTCTTTTCGTACCTCCCATAATATCTCCTCTTTTTAATTATTATTACTTATATATAAGTAATGTATGGGATAAAATAAGTCAAGTACCATAATAACTTTTTTCATCTTTTATTTTCTTAGAACCACAACTCGGACATTTATGTACCTCTTGCACTTTGTTGTTTTTAAAAGTCAATGTTACTTTTTTCATAGCAACACGGCACCTGGTGCATTTTTCTTTATCTTCGAATTTCATTTACATATAGTTTCTGTCATATTTTTTTGTTTATGAAAATTTTTTAAAAATAGGTGTAACTAGTGTAACCTTGTAACCAATGGGTTCAAACCCTTGGTGTGCTTAAGGGTGTTGGTTACACTTTGGTTACAGATGTTACACTTTAAAGCCGACCGCGTCATTTTTTTTCCTTTTTTTATTGATAAAATATGGGAGAAACTCTACTATGGGGTTATGCCATTGACTAATAGACAGAAAACTTTTGCTAAACTTATTGTAGAAGGAACAAATTCTAATTCTGAATGTGCTAGACAAGCAGGTTACTCTGAAGGTCAGGCCCGAAAGACTGCGAGTTTGCTCCTTAATGGTAGAGACTTTCCTCTTGTAGTTGAACACATCAAAGAACTCCGTGAAAATTACGAAAGGAAATACGGAGTGTCTCTGATGGGTCAGATGAAAAGGTTTGCAGATCTCTCGAAAGGTGCAGAAGAATCTGGTCAGTTTTCGGCAGCCGTGAACGCAGAAAAAATAAGGTCTGCACTCGGTGGTCTTGCTATTGATCGTAGGGAAACTAACGTAACGCATAACCTAGACAAACTCTCTCGTGAAGAAATTGTTGGTCGTCTCGCAGAAATAAGAAAGAATTACCCCTCTGCGTTTGAAGGCGAATATAAAGTGGTCGAAGAGAGTGAAAAGGCGAGGTCTCTCTCCGACCTGGGCAAATAGCAATTCCCGATATTGCTCCGTGCATCTCAAACATAGATCAAACATTATTTAGAAGTCAACCCTTTTGCCAACTGTTTATATATTCTAGTAGAGCTTGACTATTAATACGAACTGCACTTGGTATATCTTCTGACGCAATATCGTTTTCTAACCATTCTTTTATTTTCTCAATTACTTTTTTATCTTCCATTTTCAATCTCCTTCTTGGAAGTCAACTCTTTTAATCTTTTCTCTGCTTCTCCTCTAGTATCGAAGGTTTCGTGAAGAGGGGATATTTCCCATTCTCCAACACCATTTTTGCAACTGATTATTCTTAAGTTATCAAGACTTACAATCTGCCTTTTAACTATCTCCCTTTTAACTATCTTTAATGCTTTCACTAAATCTATGGTTGTTTGTCTACTATGCTCGTGTACGTTATCAAACACAATTTCGGCATAGTTATCTAAAAGATTTTTGATTAACTCTAATTCATTACTTTTCATTTTCAATCTCCTTCTTGATTGCTAATCCAATTAACTTTGCATTTTGTGGAACGATTGCATTACCTAATGCTTTTAGTCTGTTGGCTCTGTCTTTTTGATCCACAACTATTCTTGGGACTCCTCTAGGCTCGTCCAACCAATAGGATAACCCATCAACCACTCCGTCCAATCGCAGTTCAGTCTTGCATCTCCCTCGATCTGATAGATTTTGTGAGCTAGGTCGATCTGTCTGCCGTCCTTTAGTCTCTTCTCGTAATACTGATTGTTTCCGTTGTAACTGTGTTTCTTCAGTCCCGAGTTCGGTGTTGGGAACTTCCACTCTTCCATTCGTGGTGGTCTCAAGGTTACTCCGTTCATCATTGCTTGTGCTTCTGCTTCCGTAAGTTCTCCTCTCTCCACTTTCTTTCGAAAGATCATTGTCTGTCCCTCCGAGGCGTGTCCAAAACCCTTGGTCGTAGGGGTCGGATACATCTCCATTGTCTTCGGATCTACTTGTTCCCTCAAGTTGCTTGGTCTCTTCCGTCCCTTTCGGTGTCCCTCTTGCATCTTCTTGGTCGCTTCTGCACTTCTCGGTGGTAGGGAATCCATAGTTGTCGGGGTCGCCCAAGTTTCTACAGATGATCCAAAGTCTGTCCCTTTTGTGTCTTGCTCCGATTGCACTAGACGGAAATACAAATGTCCTCGTATGGTAGTTGATGCTTTCCATTTGAAACAAAACCTCGTCAAGTCCCAATGAGATGTGTCCATACACATTTTCGAAAACACAATAAGAGGGTCTTGTTTGTTCAACAATGCTATGCAAGAACGGAAAGATTCTTCGAGGGTCGTTCGGATCTCTTTTGCCACTTGTGGAAAATGGTTGACACGGATAACCTCCCGTGATGATATCGGGTCTTTCTGAAATAAATCTCGTTGGGTCATCTGCGATCTCCTTCACATCATTAAAAATTGGAATTCCTGGAAAGTTTTTATTAAGCACTTTATGACAGAATTTGTCCGTGTCACAAAATGCCATTGGCTCGGATAGATTTGCTTGTTGGAAACCAAAAGCAAACCCACCGATACCACTACATAAATCTAAATGTTTAAGCATCTCTTACCTCCTCGCAAACACTATCGAATTGATCTATGTCATCTTGATAATCTGCACTACCTTCTGCCCATAGTTCTTCTGCTTCTTTTTTAGATTTTGCTTCTACAATATGTCTTTCTAATATTGTAGATTTGACTATAACTTCATATGTTTTCATAACTCTGCCTCAAAACTACAATCGCCTTGCTCAAGTATGCAATTATAAATCTTTCTTCCAAGAATTAATCTTGCATACCACTCTAAATAGTATTTAGCTTTTTCTTCAGTATGTTTTGTAGGATGAACATTCTTGTCCAAATACTTCGCAAGTGTTTCATTATTATAACCTTCACGACTTTCAAAAAACTTATCTAAAAGTTCTCGGTATTTACCCAAATGTCTATCACATTCAAGCATACCTTTGTGAACATTCTTTTTATCATCTTCATCAAAGTAATAACTTAAAAACCTTGCCTCTCCTTGCACTCCAAAGAAATCGGCATCTTCACTCGATTGAACGGCAAACCAAAATTTGCCGTCAATATCTCCACTATAATATCTACCCATTAGTGATTCTCCCTTACCATTCTATTTTATGATTTGTGTCTGAACCGACTACATTTTTATTTTCTGCTTCTTTATGTAAAAAGTTAGAAACCTTTGATTGCAAACCTTCGGGTAATGCTATTTCAAAAGTTTCCCCTATTTCATTTTCAATAAACACTCCCCATTCAGATATGTTTAATTCATTATTGTTCGCCATTAGGTGTACTCCTTATATAGTTTTAATGCTTGGTCAAAGGGTAGAAAGTTAAGACACTTTCCTACCATGTGTGGTTGATTCATTTTAAGCCAACCTTGAAAGCCATTGTCATCAATTACTTTTGAAATAGGTCTTTTCCAAGCAACTAAAAATTCTTTGTCGTCTTTTTTATCAACACAAAGATATTGCTTTTTCATTTCCTTTTTCAAAGTTTTACTGTCAAGCCAATCATATAACTGTTGGTGGCAATAATGCTCAAGATCAAGATCAGTAGAATAAGTTTTGCCACCATGTTCCCATGTTTCTTGACCAAACTTTGCAACGCACCATTCATCTGCTTGTTGCACTAATCCTCTTTCTTCAATTTCGGGATAGGTGTCTTGTCTATCACAACCACCATGTCCATCATTTGAAACCTCAATAGCTTTTTTACCATTGATATATACTGTAGCATTGTAGCAAGGTGTTTCTTCTGAACCTCTTGCATAGTATGAGATATTTTTTACCTCTAGTTTTGAAATCTGCATATCTTTTCCTTTCGTTGGTTGTTGTTGCAATTTTCAAGATAAGACACGAATAAATCCGTGTCCTACTTTGATAATTACCACGAGGCTCTATAATAAATTGCTCTTGGTTGAATATATAATTTATACTTTTCGTATTGCCTTTGACCTTCTTGAATAAATTCTTTTGCTTTTTCAAAACAACTTATTGCATAGCTTTTTTCTTCTTCGTTGTAATATCCAAACTCTGTGGAGTTACCAAAGAAAAAACCCGAATGGTCTTTTACTAAT